AAATAAAATACTACGAATTTTTGGTTAAGGATTTAAAATAAAGTAAATTTGCTCTAAGCGTATTCTTTTACGTTTGTTATCATTGTTTTACGTAAGAGGGAGGTTTTGTCGCCTCCCTTTTTTTTTGTCTATAATTTTGTGAATAGATTATTTTTTCCTATCTTCGTTAAGTAAACAATGTATAACTAATATTTAAACAATGACAAATTCACAATTCGACAATTTTTCAAAACTACAAAAGCAATGGGAAACTGAAAACAGTTTATTTCGTAAGCTAAAACCAGAGTTAATAAAAACACTCAATGAGCATTTAGACGAATACCCAGTAAGCACACAAGATTTAATTAATAATTTAGACAAAGAAGTATTTTTAAGAGACTTAAGATACGGAGACGTTTTAGACTTGCAGTTAAAGTTTGGAACAAGCAATCCTTGGGAGTTATTTGACGAGAGAGAATCATTTAAAAAGTATTTAAAAAGAAATGGTTATGACAAGTAGTGAGGATGTATATAGAGTAGTAAATACCCTAAGCAACGCAGAGCATTTAGACGAATATTTAAACGCTAGAATAACTGCACTAGAGAATAGAGTTAAGTATCTGGAAGCGGTAATAGAAGTAGAAATTTTAAATCACAATAATAATGAACACTGGAACAATTAAACACGTAGACCTAAACGGTCAATGGAATGGAATGAACAAGCACCTTGTTACGTTTGCAGACGGACAATCGTATACCTTTTTTAGTAAGGGAGAATTTAAGGCGTCCATTGGAGACACTATCAAATACACTGTAAGTAATGCAGAAATGAGGAACGCAAAACTAGTTAGGGATAATTTCCAAAACAAAAGTTTTACGCCAAGCGCAAGTACTTCTACATCAAAAGCAGATGTGCAGACTTCAATAATTAGACAAACTTGTATAAAAGCCTCAGCGGAATTACACGCTGGTAGAGGAACGAGCGATGTACAGTCTGTGCTAGAAGACGCAGAAATAATGTTTAACTGGGTTACACAATGCTAGATAGATATAAACAAAATCTCAGAGTCATAGGAGACAAAGTGTATAGTTATAGTACACACGTTGCTACAATAGACGGAGGGGATTTAAAACAACTAGGGTACTGGAGTATGACTACACAAAAGCATATAAACTACGTATCAAAAGAATTTAATTTAAATTTAATAAAACAATAATTATGGCTGGAACAACAGAATACCTAAATTTTTTATTTTGCAAAAAAGGTAAGTTTGATTTTATAGTATCAAGCGTATCAATACGAGCAGATGAAATGGCTAAGTGGTTAGTCGAGAATAAAGCAAAAGCAGATGCGAACAATGGTTGGCTAAACTTTGACATATTGCAGAGTCCAAAAGACGAGAACAAGCACTACGCTAAGACGTTCACGAAAACGGAAGACAAAAAGCAAGTTACTGCAAAGGAGCATATGCCAGACAGAGAGGCGGTCAATGACGATTTGCCGTTTTAATAATAATTTTTATATTGCAAGGCTATTCTTAATTGAGTAGCCTTTTTAAATACGAATCAATGATAATAGACTACAACGAACAACTAGAGAAATTAAGACAAATAAGAAACGGAAGTATAAAAGAGGGTTTACGCTTAGACTTTGAGGAAATAGATGAGCATTTAAGATTTAAGGCTGGTAACTTCAATGTCGTTTTGGGACAAGCTAACGTTGGTAAGACTTCTGCGGTACTGTTTTTAATGTTGTGCTATTCTTTAAAGCACCAGAAAAAATGGTTAGTCTTCTCCAGCGAAAATGAGCCTCACAGTATAATAAGAAAGTTAATAGAATACTCTTCATCTAAACCTATAAATCTACTCAGCGAAATAGAGTTAATAGAACACTCTCAGATAATAGAAAAGTATTTTAGAATAATTAATACTGAAAAAATGTATACGTATAGAGATTTAATAAATATAGGTATACTACACAAACAGACTTGGAATTATGATGGCTTTATGATAGATCCCTACAATTCTTTAGCAAAGGATAAAGATTTAATGAAGAGTTTAGGAGGACACGAATACGACTATCAAGCTACAACAGAGTTTAGGATATTTTGCAAACAGACTGGTGTATCAGTATGGCTAAACGTTCACGCAAATACTGGTGCAATTAGGATGTTACATAACGCAAACCACGAATACGCTGGATTCCCTTTGCCTCCACAAGCTGGGGACGTAGAGGGAGGAGCGAAGTTTGTCAATAGAGCAGATGATTTCTGGGTAATACATAGATACGTACAACATCCAACTGACTATATGATAACACATTTACACGTTAGAAAAGTGAAAGAGGTAGAGACTGGGGGTAGACCTACGCCAATGGATTTTCCAGTTAAGATACGCTCAGTGGTAAACAACGTTGGATATTCTATAAACAATCAAAGTATTATACAAAAAATTGAGGAGGATATAAAAGAAAATAAATTTTTAAAGAAAGTTTAACAAAAATTTGTATATTTGGGTAAAATTCCGTTATGATACTATATATAATCACTGCCCTAATTCTTTTGATATTCGCTATTGCTTTAATAGTGGACAAGTACAATCCAGTAATACAATTTCATTTTATAGTTGGTTTAGGGTTTCTTTATTTATTCGACCAAACAGATGAGGAGGAGGGTGTACTGACGATACATCAGATTATGCTAGGAATATGTTTAGTTTCAATATCCTACATAAAGCCTTATGACCAGTAAACTATTTAAATACAATAGACTTTGGATAAGCTATGTCTTGAATCTAGGTTGCAACTTAGATACCGCTAAAGATATAGTTCAAGAGTTTTACGTAAAAATGCATATAAGTAAATCAGACTATTTGTTTGATGACGAAGAGCCTAACTTTTACGGATGCTATTTGATACTTCGTAATATGGTATATGATTTAAAACGTAAAGAAAAAAACTTCTCGTTAGTATCTGACGAAAACATACCAGAAGTAGAAGACGACAATTACAATGAGGATGACTCTGAGTATAATAAACATATAGCTTTGAAGAAATGGCTAGACAATAATCATTTACCTTACGAAGACGAAACATTTAAATACACACAAGACGTTTTGAAGAAGTTATATTTACGCACAATATATGACGCTATATTTGAAAACGGATATAAAATTACTGAGTTAAGCAAAGAGACTGGAATAAAATACGATACGTTGAGGTATGCCGTATTGGTTATAAAAAAACAAATAAAAAAAATATACGATGAAGATTAAGTTAGGTACATTACTGGAGAAGATATTTAAATTCACTGGAATAAACTGGATAGTCAAACAGATCGTTGGAGAGGATTGCGGTTGTGAGGAGCGAAGAGATAAGCTAGACAATTTTAAATTCAAAAGAAAATGACAAAGAAGCAATACGAGTACTGGGAAGACTTTAGAAGTAAGGAGGGTAAACCGAACGGAAAAGAAGCTAAAGAAATAGCAAAAATGTACGCTGAGATATTCAACAGAAAATACTGGTTGCCTTGCGGTTGTAATCGTACTCGTTGGCAAGGCTGGATTGACGAATTAAACGAACACTTTTTAAGCATAGAAAAACCAACTGAATGAATATAGTCGAGAAGTATGAAAAAGCTACAATAGGTTTAATGAATCTAGACGGCTGGAAGCTAGAGTGGTGTGGAAACGAGAACACTTTTTATGACGCTAGAGGATTGACTCCTAAAGGACATAAGTGCGTAGTAGAAATGAAGTTCAGAAATAAATACTACGAAACAAAAATGCTAGAAAAGGCAAAGTATGATAAGCTAATGAGTCTTCCAGAGGATGTAGTTAAGATATACTTTGTAAACGACACAAAGGGGAATTATACGTATTGGCTAAACACGTTGGAACTTCCAGACTCAGAAAATTCTAACTGTCCTAAGACTACAATGTGGGACAAGACAAAAATTAAGAAAGAAGTTTATATGCTTAGTGAAAAACAAGCTAGTCTTATAAATAGATACGAAGAAAATAACCACGTTAACGTTTGGGAAGAGCATTTCAATAAAAAATAGTTGTCTATAACTTTGTCAGTATCGTTGTTTTTGTTTACCTTTATTACATATTAATCGTAATACTTAAAACAATGAAACAATTAATTACAAGTACAGAGGTTATGAGCAGTCAGTTTTTTACAGACTCAACTTCTAATGATGCCGTTATAAAAGTAAATGACGGACATATGACAAGAGGCTGGTATAATTTAATTATCAGTATAAGAGATTTAGGTTTATATCAAAAAAATATCAAGCCGCATAGAAATTGGAGAATTACAGATGTTAAAGACTACTTCGGCATCAAAGGTAATAAGACCAAAATATATGACCAACTTCTGCAATTAAAAGACGAGTACATAAAATTTAGCACAGATGAACTTGTTGGATAAGCAGTTATACGATGCAAATTTTCAAGTCATAGGCAGTCAGCTTGTGGCTTGGAAAGATGCTAGACCAGACAATAAGACTTTAGATAATTTAATCAAGTCTTTGAATGAAATGTATGTATATACAAATTCTTTAAATATGAGAGTCTTAACTCAAGAGTCAATTATAAAGAAGTATAAAGAAGACAATTTTAATTTACGTAAACAATTTAACGACTTAATAAAATGACAAGAGAAACTTGCACATACGTAGACGGATATTTCAACGAGTATGATGTTGAGTATATGTATAGCTTAGGCAGTCTAGGTAATTACTTTGAAGCACCAGAGGCACACGAAGTAGAAGTACTGGAGGTTTATGATACGCAACATTTGACAGTTGTATCAGACCAAGAGTTAATAGATGAAATAACAGATTATTTATACGATAAACTTAATGATAACTAAAATGACACATAAAATTTTACCCAGCGGTTTACACGCTATAATAGACAAGAATGGTAGAATACATATCTACACTGAGGAAGAGTATCAACACTTAACGTGGTGGTCAATAGTAAAGTTTAAATACGGCTGGTTATGAGAATAAGATTCCCAAAAGTAGTTAGAGACTTTATTAGGTCAAAGCCTCAGCAAGTAGAACAATGGTACGAGTCTTCAAACTGTTGCGGAGCAGACCGTTGGAACGACACAGATATATGTGGAGAATGTAGAGAACACGCAGAATTTATAGAAATATTAGAACAATAAAAACAACGAAAACAATGAAAAAAAGTAAAAGACGAGATGTGCTGGAATGCATATCACAAGAATTAGATCTATTAATAGATAGAGACGAAGTTAGAGAATTAGAAGACAAGCTATATACAGACTATGATGACTTTTATATAGAGTTAGACGGAGAAGAGTATAGATTTATTCACGAAGATTTTATCTGGGATATTTACGTAGACTCAGTTAAAGAAATGGTGGAGGA